GTTTAAAAGACAGAGCAAGGGAAAAGAAAGTAAACTTCCCATTAATTGTCCACTCTTTTGAAGTACTGGTTCAATACCAAACTTCTCAGGATAAACAAGCAAATGTGGAGAGATCTCCTTCATTGCCCAACGCTTTGTTGGTTCATGTTCTATAGACTCAAGTATTCCTTCTAAAAGACACTTTGTGGCTTCTATCGGAAATGAATCCGTAGCCGCGGTATAATCACCAGAGATCCAGACCACTTCGTTGGAGGGATTTTGTTCCCAAATACGAGAGATGGCCGGTTCAAGGTTATTTGTACCGTGGGTGAGACAAAATTGCTCTTCCTCTCCCAAAGCATGCCACATGGCACGCTGGAAAGGTTTTAAGCAAAAGGTATCACCTATTCCTGCTGTAATTGTCCGAACTTTTAAAGGTTCTACAATTGGTTCAACCCTTACGGGTAATGGACCTTCAGGAGGAAAAGCATCGAATTCAAGAGCGTTCAATTCAGAGACGAGTTCAGGAGAACCATCAAACCCTAGAGAACTGGGTAAGTATGGTTCGATCTGTTCTTTGTAGAATTCAGAAGATATTAAATCGACTGGATTCTCAGTCCGAGAATGAACTATTTGAGTCCAACTACGACGAATGTTGTCGTGATGCCGTTCGCGATATCGATAGGTTTTTACGATGTCATCAAGGAAAGTTTCATTGACAGTGATCCAAAGATCCTGTTCAAAAGACTGTCCAGTTTCATCTGGTCGATTAAAGACCGGTCGATTCTGGAAAAATTGATGAGAATCGAGGCTTCGAGATTGACCAACCTTACGGAAAATACCTTTTCGGGTAATGAGATTACTCTCACGAACCCAATTAGGTTTCTCCCGCAGGCAATTTAACTCTCCTAACTCTACATGCAATGGTATATGGATACGCCTCCAAAAGGATGCATCATCTATAATCCCATTTGCACATGTGTAGTGACAGTTGAGTCTCATGCCGTAGAATAGGTTACTTGTCAGTATGATGATAGGAGAATCAAAGGAAATCCCTTTGTCTTCAAGGCTCGCCATTGGAGGGATATATGGATTACAGGAAACCAAAGTTTGGAATTCCTTAATATCCTTTCCCTCTTTTGACTGACCAATATCATCTAAGATCACAATGGGTTGATTGCAATAACCATCCCAGTGTTCTGTGTGGCAAGACCTACTATAGGTAAGTTTATCTCTGGGACATTCAGGGAAAAGCTTCTTTAACTTTGAAAGAATTAAGTTAATTTGAGTGCTCTTCCCTTGTCCTGGCTGCCCGAATAAACCAATAACTAAAGGTTCTATCCGATCATTTGGTCGTTGTCGCCTATTGGTTAATCGATCGCTATGCACAAGGTCTGCCTTTTGCCCACCCATATCTCTGGGGAAAGCAAAGGTTGCCTTATTCGAGGGCAAATATCCTTCCGAGTAACGGTAGTATTTAACTACTCGTTTCCCGAATTCTTTACCCCTATTAAAAAGCACTCATCGAGTTGCTTCTGATAAGGGTTCAGATTCTTTGGATAATTGTTCCCAATGTACAATAAGTGTATCTAAGATGAAATCTTCCGGGACCTCTTTACAGAGGCTCTTAGATTGGAGTAAAGAAAAGAAAAAGTTAATTCTCGTCCTTTTCTCCAAACCTCGAAAGAAATTCCTTAACTGAATGGGGACCATGTTAAAGTGGTCTCCTTCAGGAAGTTCTTCCTGGTCCATTGCAATAGATACATGACGGCATAATGAGTTTTTCAGGCATTTAATCCACTTCTTCTCAGAATTTTCTAACTGAGAGAGATGAGTCCAGATGTGAACAAATAACGTTGTAAACAAGTTCTTAGGGGTAGATTTCATATCTCCCTTTCGGAACCTCTGATTATAACTAATTCGTTCCATCTTTTTCATCTTCAAAGTAAGATAGAATGCCCAAGCCATACGTAGAGAATGGGAGACTAAACGATAGTTGTTAAAGACCATCGGATAGACTCCAGAAATTTTATCGAGGGGAATGTCATTTTCAATGACAAACCGAAGAGGGTTAAAATCTTTTCTTTCAGATACAGATTTAAATTTCTCTTTTAATCCCCGATCTGCCTCTCTCATTTTCAGGCGCAAACGATTTTTATCGAACAAAATCTGT